GAACACGGCGAAATGATAGATCTAGGTACTTTAGGAGGCAGCTTCGCCAACCCGGAGGGCATCAACAACCAAGGCGAGGTGGTCGGCGAGGCCAGTCTTCCCGGCGACCCGGGGTGTAACGGCTCACCGGACAACTGCGAATTAAGTGCGTTTGTTTTTGAGCGGGGTCAACTGAAGGACATTGGGACGCTAGGTGGGAGTCAAGCAAGCGCCCTTGGCGTGAACGATTCAGGCGAGGTAGTAGGGACCGCGAGTAACGAAAACGATCAGGCTTTCCTCGCTTTCGTATGGAAGAAGGGCGTTATGACCAGCCTTGGAGCTTCGAAGGGGAACGACTGCAGCATAGCGAGAGCGATCAATTCCAGAGGTCAGATCGTCGGCCCCTCCTTTCCGTGTGCGACAGGAAGTGAGAATGCCACCCTGTGGGAGAAAGGTTCCGCTATCGACCTGAATACCTTTGTGCCACCCGGCGTCGATCTTCACTTGACCGGCGACGATATTTACATCAACGACCGGGGTGACATCGCTGGTACTGCCGTACGCTCCAACGGTGATGTGCGCGCTTTCTTGCTGATTCCGTGCGACGAAGGACATCCGAACATCGAGGGCTGTGACTATAGTCCGATGGAAGTGAGCGCCGTTGCCACAAGTCACACGACACCACAACGGCAGATGACTCCCGAAGAAATCAGCCGAATTCATGCCCTGCTGATGAAGCAGCATCACGGATTCGTGCCGGAGACGCTGGGTAACAGGCGCTAGATGATCACTCAGATGCGAGAGCGCCGCCTTCGGGGCGGCGTTTTCGCTAATGAGGGTTCTTCCCTATGCTGCGCAGCCTCGGTCTCGCCACCGCGACTACCTTGGCGATCTTGTTGCCGCACAGGAAGCAGCGCATCCGGGTCGCGAGCTGCGCGAGCGTTGCTGACCGCCCGGCGATCCGCGCGAGTGCTTCCGGCTCGATGTGGCGGGACGCCCCGCACGGGCAAGTGACGCGCACGAGGAAATCGCCGAACGCGTCGTCGAGCTTGGTGATGTGAGGCAGCACGCGCACGGGCGCATGGTGCTAACGGCCGGCGATCGCGTCCATGCGGTGCTGCGGTTCGTGAAGCACTGTACGAGAGCGCCGCCCATTCGGATGGGCGGCTTGGGGATTTGCGCGCGCCATCAGTCCTCTGATGCCCTCAGCCGTCCGACTCGACGCGCTTGTTAGAATTCCTATTGATTGACAAAGATTGCTTTCCCTGAAACTGCTCTGGCCACCCCAGTGGTCTGTTGGCTCATGGACTGCAACAAAACTCCATTTGCGTCAAGCTGAGCGGCTCGGCTCTTGAGTTCTTGCACGGCGTAGTCTTCTGATCCTTGCGCGGTCAACCCCGCAGCACTTTGTGCAGTGACAATGCCGATGACTTCGTAGTTTGCGGGAGCCTCCGCATACAGTTTCACCTGACCGGGATCCAAAGGTGTTCTTTTAGTACCTGTCACAATTGTTGATCCCGTTGCGCACGCCGCCAATAGCAGGGCGAGCAGTGAGACAAAAATAGTTCTCATGGTTCGATCTCAGGTGTTGCGTGTGGCGTGGTTGTGGCCGGCGAGGAGTACGAGCGGTTCGTGGACGCGTCCGCGCTCAACACTGCGCTAGACCGGCTCGCCAAGCGCCTCGGAATGCTCAAGAGCGAGGAGACGGCCGGCAGCCAGCGCCAGCTCCCGGCTTTCATCGTCGGAGTACAGGTGCAAGTCAACAACGAGAAACAGTCCGAAGTGCGCGTGGGCGAGATTATCAACGTTCCAACATCATCGGAAACTAAATCATGACTGAACCAGCGATAGAGGTTAGCGCGATTGGCTACATTGCGGACCGTGCTCACATCGAGCAAGCGCGCAAGTTTGCGCAATCAATCACGACCAGCAAGCTCAACGGTTGGAAGCTCGGAGTTGACGATTTCGCAGAAGGCAAGAGCCTGCAAGACCTTGCCCAACGCAGCAATACGATTGCCGCAGGGAATACGAAAGGTTTCACCGAGCCGCCGCAATACTTGCTCCTGTGCGCGCCGACTCCTGAGCGGGTCCGGTTCAACTCACCGTTGGTCATCATGGTCCCGGACTTCGAACAACTCTGTATCGCGGTCCGCGCAATGGCCAGCCGCATCGACGGGGAGGCTCTCTGGTTCTTCTCAGTCGACCAGGCGGAGAAGGACAAGCTCGGGGCGTTGCTCAGGGAGAACACGTTGGAATCTCTGCGGGCCAATGTTGAGATGCGAGTCGACCCGCGGCTCACCGTTCCAGGGGATGGAGGACTGAACTAATGACAACCGAGTTTGTCCACGCCGGGCCAATCGCCCGCGCGTACTTCTACGACGATACCGAAATTGCTTGTCTGATCGGGCCTTACGGTTCGGGTAAATCAAGCGCGACGGTGCAGCGTATCAAGCGGCACATGCACCAACAGGAGCCCGACAGCAACGGCGTGCGCGACACGCGCATCTTGGTCGCGCGTAATACCTTTCCGCAGTTGAGGGACGCGACATTGCCCACGTGGCTGAAGTGGTTCCCGCCGGATATATACGGCCCGATCGACAGTAAGATGCGCCACATCATCACGGGCAAACTGCCGGACGGCACGACGCTCCGCAGCGAGGTCATGTTTCGGGCTTTTGATGACCCTGTCGAGTCGCTACGCAACCTGCTATCGCTGGACAGTAGTTTCGCTTGGCTCAACGAATGTCGAGAGCTGCCTTTCGAAGTGTTCACGGGCATTCTCGGCCGGTGCGGACGGTGGCGGCCTAGCGACGTTCGCGCCACGTACGCGGGCTGTCTGCTAGACAGCAATCCGTGGTATTCGGAAAGCGACTATCACCGCGCCTTCGTGATTGACCCCCGGCCAGGGTATCGCTTGTTCCACCAGCCGAGCGGCGTATCACCGGAGGCTGAGAACCTTGGGAACCTGCCGCGAGGCTATTATCAGCGAATGGACCGCGACTTAGCGGGCGAGCCCGACAAGTTGCGCGTGCAGTGCTACAGCGAGTTCGGAGCGCTCCGGAGCGGCCAGGTCGTCTATTCCAAGTACACCGACAGTATTCACTGTAAGGCGTTCGACCTCCCCAAGGGCGCACCGCTGCGCATCGGAGTGGACTTCGGCGTAAGAGCATCCGCTGCGACGATCGTCTATCGCACTCCGGTCGGTAAGTTCCTTGTCGTCGATGAAATCGTATCCTTCGACCAAGACCTACCGCGCTTCTGCGATGCGATCAAGGCGCGGTTGTCAAATCAATACCCTGGCCATCCGTTCGAGTTCGGAGTGGGCGACCCCGCCGGATCGCAGAGAAACTTGACCGGCGCGACCGCGTTCGACATCGCACGGGCTCGAGGAGTGCATCTGATGCCCGCACCGACGAACGAGCTTGCCGTGCGTCTTGCGGCGGTGAACAAACTGCTCACAGAGATAGCGCCCGACGGCGCGCCGACCTTCCAATTACACCCTCGCTGCAAATGGCTCCGCGATGGGTTTCTCTTCGGCTACAAGTTCGCGCAGCAGAAAGGCACCGGGCGCATTGCGGACATACCGGCGGACTCCGATTACACACACGTGCACGACTCGCTCCAATACGTCGCACTGCGAACCGTGGGGGCGATATTCCAGGCACACGGTAACGGCGCGGGTATCTCTCACGAGCAGTTTATCCGCGGGTGCCAGCAGCGGAATGGCCGGCCGGGGCGGGACAACTTTGAAGACCTATTCGGAAATCGGAGGAGAGGATGAGCAACGACCGCGACCCGAAATCGAACCCCTTTGGCGAACTGTCGACGCATTTGCCGGAGCAGCCCGAGACCAAGCCCCCGCAGCCTCGCAAGGTGTATCGGCAGCCGTCCCGCGCCGAGCTGGCCGCCAGGCACAACCGCCAGCAAGGCGGGGGCGGGGAGACGTGGCTCGAGGCACGTGCCCGGGGTAACCGAGTGGACTTTCAAGCGGGCCCATACGGTATGCGCCAGCATCCGGGCGGCGCGTCAACGAGCTGGAACGGAAAGCTATCCGGGCTCTAATTTTTCAACCTTAACGCCGTGTGGCTGAGAAGACGCACGCACGGAGTACCACTGTGAAGTTTCTAGAGACTGAAAATGGCGACCTTATCGCCGCCAAGGCCGTCGTGCGCATCGGCCCTTTAAACACGCGCACGCACATCACGCGCCGCTGGCATGAGATTGATTACGTACACGGGAGCGAGGCGCACTCGACGACGGCCAGCGAAGACGCCGTTGCCTACTTTCTCGGTTCAACCGACAAGAATTGCATGCAATGAACACCCGAGGACCAAGAAAACCCGCTCTGGCGGCGAGCAAACGGCCCAGGCCCCTCTCCGGGTCAAGGCAGGCAGTCCGCAGCGAGTGACACCTCGCGGTCAGGACCGGACTCTCGGGTACGTTAGCCAGATTTCCCAACACGGGACGCTCGATCAGTGCGGTCAAAAGACTCGTAGCCGTATTTCAATTTGAAGGACTGGAGCCCTGAAAATTGACAGAAGTAACAGGATTGAGGTTGAATTCCCAGCAGACCTTAAAAGTCTCAAAATAACTGAAAGAGGTCTCCATGAACGTCGTCGCTCTGACTTCGCGCGGGCGACGACGCGCGAAGTGGGCGGGTGCTCTTAATGACCGTGATCGGCATCACGCCAACAGGTCACCAAATGTGACGGAATGCGGTTTAGTGCTATCGAGGGGGAGACATGGCGATGCCGATACGGGGCCTGCAGTCTGGACGCGATTCCCTGATCGTAGTGGTCGGGACTGCGCTCCTTGCTTCTTGCGGAGGCAGCAACAGCAGCACGCCGCCGGCCCCGCCGCCCACGCCGCAGTATACAGTCGGCGGATCGGTGAGCGGACTCGTTGGTTCGGGGCTGGTGCTGCAGAACAACGGCGGTAACGATCTCGCGATCAAGGCGAACGGAAGCTTCGCATTTTCGACCGCTGTGAACAGTGGGTCAGCCTACGCGGTCACGGTCAAGACCCAACCGACGAACCCTTCGCAAACTTGCGTACTGTCGGGCGGTAACGGAACGATCGCTGGTGCGAATGTTTCGAATGTTGTGGCGACGTGTACGATCCAGTCATTTACGGTCGGCGGGGCCGTAGGTGGCCTCATCGGTTCGGGGCTGGTACTGCAGAACAATGGCGGAAACGATCTCGCGATTGCGGCGAATGGGAGCTTCGCATTCTCGGCCGCTGTTGACAGTGCGTCAGGCTACGCCGTCACGATCAAGGCCCAACCGACGAACCCTTCGCAGACATGCGTACTGTCGGGGGTAACGGAACGGTCGTTGCCGCGAATGTCTCGAGTGTTGTGGCGACGTGCACGATCGCGCCCGGCCGATTCGTATATGTGGCGGGTCAGGATGGGATCGAGTGTTACGCGGTGAATGCCGTGACCGGCGCGCTGACGGCTCTTGCTGCCTCGCCATGCGACCCGTCCGTTATCCGGACTGGCATAGCGGTCAATCCCTCGGGCACGTTCGCTTATGCACCAATGCCTACGGGTAACTCAGTCACTGCCTACACGATCGACGGTTCGACGGGGACGTTAACTGCGATTACCGGCTCGCAGTTGTATTCGGGCGGCGGGGGCAATCCGATTTCTATAACCGTCGATCCGACAGGGCGATTCGTATACATGCCAAATTATGGTGGCGGCATAGCCGCGTTCGTGATCAACGCGGCTACCGGAGCCTTGACTAATGTACCAGGCACACCATTCCCGACCGCGTCGGGGGATGGCGTGCCCTCGGTGACCGTTGATTTGACGGGCAAGTTCGTCTATGCAGGCTATGTAACCGGATCGGGTGGAGGGGGCGTTTTGGCGTTCGCCATTGATTCGAGTACCGGCGCATTGACGCCCGTCACCGGATCTCCGTTCTATATGTACGCTCCTACAGGCCAGGTCGTCTTCGGTCCATCCGGCAAGTATGCGTATGTGACAAGTGGGAACAATATAGGCGTGTATTTGGTCAACAGCACCTCCGGAGCACTGACGCCAATTCCGTATTCCCCCTTCAATACAATAGGCTCTCTAGGAGGCATTGCTGTTGACCCGTCTGGTCGGTTTCTTTACGCGGCGACGGCTACGAATTCCATCTCAGCGTGGTCAATTGACAGTAGCACCGGAGCACTGACGGGATTACCAGACTCGCCGTTCGCGTGCGGAGCCTATCCAGGTAGCGTGTCTGTTCATCCATCGGGTAAGTTTCTCTACGTCACGACTGAGAAAACGATCTCTGCCTACGCAATCGACACGACCAGTGGTTCCCTAACACCGATTAGTAGTTCGCCGTCCCTATCCTCTTCAGGGGGCATCGTAATCAGTAACTAAAATCCGACACCTACCGATGCGACGTCCTCTTCTGCTATCGCGAACGGCTACTTTTATCGTGGCACAGAAGCGCGGGGTGAACGATGACGTCTTGCGGAAGCTCGTTATGGACTACGGCGGCCGACACGGAGACAGACCTTCATTAAAGCAATACCGACCGAGAATCACGCCGCGCTCATTGCGGCCGTTGAGGCTATGCCGGGCCGCTAGCGCTATTGCGTCTTCGCCGATTGAGCTCCCGAAGTAGTTTTACACGCCCATTCGAGTAGCGATTCGCCCACCGTCCCCGGGATGACTGGCGTCCAAGCGACCTTCCCCTCGTCATACACGTATGACTGTCCCGCCTCGCCCAGATTGTTCTCGCTGTAGAAAGTGCTCGATACTGATTTTCCAGCTACACGCTCGCAGTCATACATGAAGCGTTCCACCGCACTCTTGTAGCTAAAACCGTTGGTGCTCTGCCTTCCGCGGTATTCGTATCTCAGCCAAACGGTCGCGACGCTGCCCCTGCGAGTGGCGTGTCTGTGAGAACCAAATACGGCCAGGGTCCCATCCGCCGGCACGATTAGCAGTACCCAACCGCCGTCCGGTAATTCTCGAGTGCTGCCGCCCAAGTGCTGCCGGTTTCGGCAAACTCTTTTTTCTTCTGCTCGGACGCCAGCTTTGCGCATTCAGTGTATGCCTGCTCCGCGCTCTCGAATGCTGGCTTACCTGCGGACTCCAAGGCGCGCTTCTCTTCGGACGCGCAGGGGTCCGGGCTCTCATCGGCACGATCGGGCGAGGAAAAGAGGCAGCCAAGGAAAAGCAAAAGGAAGAACCGCTTAGTCATTTTTCTGCCTTATCACGCCCAATTCTCGGAGCAACGCATTAGGAACTTCTAACGTGAATGGTTCTTTCTCGGCGATTAGATCGAACTCCTCGAGCGTTCCAAGGTGCCGAACGAACGGATAGCAAACGTCTAATTCGCTGGGAGTTATATCGCACAGCGCGCCATCGGTGTCTTCGACGGCGCTGTGCGCGATCACTAAAGTCCCGTCAGATATCGGCTGGCGGTTGGCAACGAAGAATCCATAAACGTGTTTGTATTTGGGATAGAGTGCGACCCATTCCCGCACGTTGTGGTGGCAGAGGTGCGGCGTCGGGTCATAGTCCCTTAGCGTCTTTGGCACCAGCGGCACGCGGTCGCCTGCAATGCAGCGCTCAATAACGCTGATCGCCAGGCGCATCGCGGGGTCAAGTTCTGGGGTGCTCATTGTTTCACCGTGCAATGCAGTGTTAGCTCGCCGTTGTACTTGCCAGCGCTGTCCGAAAACCCCTCTGCGTTCGCTGAGCCGCTGCAGCCTATGTCTCGCGGGCGGGATACCTCGACCGCAATGACCAGCACGGCGAGCGTTAGCACGCTCAGCAGTGCGACGATTAGCTTGTCGCGCGTGTTCACTACCTGAGCCTTTCGGGGCTGGTCTCTACTTAACCTGCCCGCAACAGTGCTTGTATTTCTTACCACTGCCGCACGGGCAAGGCTCGTTGCGTCCCGGTTTCGGTCCGTGCGCCGCGGGGTGCTTTGCAGCCGGCGCTGGGGCTGAACGTGTCGGCATTGGCGGCGGTGTCTGGTAAATCTGCTCTATTACCTGATTCACGATTTGGGTTGTATCTTCGTGCTTCGCCGGATGTGGCTCCTTGAGTAGCGGGATAGCAACGAGGAGCGCGCCGACAAGGGCATAGAAGCCAGCGGCGTCCTTCGGAATGAGAAGCTGCTTCGCAACCGCTCCGAAGCCGGCGCGCTCGACCTCCCTGACCACTTCCTCGCGCGGCTGTTGCTTCTGCTGAGCGTTCCGGAGCACCTCCTGCAATCGCGCCAGTTGTGCGGCCGTCGCGTTGGTGCCGCGCAGGATATGGATCGTGTTGCCCCAGATGTTAATCGTGCCTTCCAGCACGCGGGAAGTTGAGAAGCAACGCGGACAACCGGCGGAATTGTCGTGGAAGTTCAGATCCACGCCGCTCGGAGCGGGATAACCTGGAAATATCAGGCCGCAGTTATCGCAGAAGGCAGGCGGCATCGGCATAGGCGGCAGTGCATATCACATGCCGAAGTGTGTCAAGTCGTTTCGCAGAATTATTGCGCTCCAACAATCAACATGTTGGGGACCCGGTTTGTGTCTGCAACGCAAGAACCCGTGTTAGCGTGACGTTTACCTATGGAGAAGACGCCATGACCCGCTGTGCCATCTATGCACGTTTCTCGACTGAGAAGCAGTCAGACAAGTCTGTAGACGATCAGCTGCGCGAATGCGCCGAAATCGCCAAACGTAACACGTTCGTCGTCGTTGCCCAGTTCAGCGATGCGGCGATTTCCGGAGGCACCGCCGAGCGCCCGGGCTACCAGGCGATGCTCGAGGCGGCACGGCGCGGCGAGTTCGACGTGATCGTCGCGGAGGACGTCAGCCGCTTGTGGCGCAACCTGGCCGAGCAAGCGCCCCGGCTAGCGGAGCTTGCCGATTTGGGCGTTGAGGTCGTCACCCATGACCTTGATACGCGCACCGAGGCGGCCGCGATCCTCGGGGCCGTACTTGGCGCCTCCAATTCCGCCTACCGGAAAGAGATAGGCCGCCGGACACGGCGCGGACTCAAGGGTAGGGCACTCGCCGGGCAACCCACGGGCGGCCGTGCATACGGCTACACGTCAAAGCTCGAGGTCGTCCCGGAGGAGGCCGCCGTCGTGCGTGAAGTGTTCGAACGCCGGGCCGCGGGGGAGAGCATGCGCGCCATCGCCCGGGACCTGAACGGCAGAGGCGCACCCTCACCGCGGGGGCGCGGATGGCACGTCAGCGCGCTACATGCTCTCTTGCGGAATGAGCGATACGTCGGCCGCCTGACGTGGGGCGCGTCCCGCTGGCGGCGCTCCGAGCGCGACAGTTCCGAGCGCTCACGTATCGAGGTCGAGAGTTCCGAGTGGATCACCGCAGTCCGTGAGGACTTGCGGCTTGTGAGCGAAGACGCATGCCAACGGGTGCGCGCTCGCGACACGCCGGCCACCTACGGCAGCCACCAGGCACGACCGAAGTATCCGCTGTCGGGGCTGTTGCTCTGTGCTGAGTGTGGGCGTGCCATGACGTTAAGCGGGGGTACGAACTCGCGGGGGTACGGGTCGCAGCGCTATGTCTGCCCGGAGTGGCGGGAACACACCGGGAAATGCTCCAACCGCCTCTCGGTGTCACGGTTGGTCGTTGAGGAGTTTCTAATCGAGCCGTTACGCGAGCGGCTTTTGAGCGACCAAAATTTCCTGACCGCGTTTTCGGCCTTACAGGAATCCGACCCGGAAAAATCCACCCGGAAAATCCAAAAAGTTGCGTCCGCGACCAACGGCGCCGACGCCAACGCGATTTCGGGAGGCCCTTCGCCTATTGGCTCGCCTGGCTCGGCTTCTGGCGCGGACGATTGGCTCACCATAGGAGGGTCACCCTCCGCCGATGCGCTACTCGCTACCAAGCTCGCCGCTATCGAGTCAGCTGCGGCTGTTGGTGCGCTGAGCCGGCGTGAGGCTGACAGCCGCTGTGCGGCGCTACGGGCTGAGCATGAGCGCTCCACACGTCAACACGTTCCCGCGGATGAAGCGTCGCTCCTGGCTAACGCTGAGAGGCTACGGGCGGCGCTTGTCTCAGCCGCTACTGACGCGCTCCGCGATGCGCTGCGCCGTACGCTCGGCACGGTGCGCTGCAAGCTAGTGACGGACGACGGCCCGCCGTACCTCATGGCGACGTTCGAGGGTGGGGACTACCTGTTGCTCGAGTGGCTTGCGATCGGTGACCGGGCGAGCAAGCCAGGTCTATCTGCGTTGGTAGCGGGGGCCTGCTACACGCTGAACCGGCGCCCCTAAAATTGGCCTTGCCACTGGTGCAGCCGCCACCGGGTTAGGCAGCCCCTGAAGCACGTTCAGGCGTCCTGACAGCGGCCAGGGCAGGGTGGGGGTGCCCGTACAAGGGGTGCCAGCGCCGCCCCGGCAGCGCAGGGCGCAGGGGCGGGGCGGCGGGCAGCGTGCCCTTCCAACCCGTGGGGTACCCGGCGCGCCCGCGGCAACCGCCAGCCGTTCACGGATCCCACCAACGACTGTTAGACGACGCGCCTACCAAGGTTTCCACCAACGCCGCGGGGGAGTCGGAGACACCGCCATCGGGTCCTCTCGCCATGAACCATCTTCTTCACGCGTCCATGCCTTTCCCGCCCCAACACTTACAACGGTGTCAGCCGCCTGACCAACGAACTCCAGTACTTCAGGCGCAATCCAAAACGACTGACCTAAATCCTCAAAGTGAACGTTGACGGCAAAGTCTGATGTAAGGTGGCCTACAACCTCGACTCGAGTGATGGAGGGAATCGTGTAGCCGAACACCTGGCCCATCAGCCCAGAGAGAGACCGTGCGCGGGTGAGTTCCGTGTCCCGTACCTTTACGTTATCGCCGAAGGCAATTAATACTTGTGACACGGCCAGACCTTTGCGTGTTCGTCGTCTAACTGTGAAGTTGAGGGGCCGCCCAGAAGCGCCGATTACGCATGCGCGGTGTTGGCCGCATTAGCGAGTTGATACCACCGACGCACGTCATCCAAAAACTTGAGGCGCGCAGCCGCGTCGGCGAAGGCTCGATCCGGAACCTTGATGCCGCCGCCCGCTTTGAACTCTATGAGAATATTCTCGCTACCTTCCAGTACGCACTTGACATCCGGCCAACGCGTTTCCGATGACACCCTTCCAATCTGACTGCTGCAACCCTCCGGCCCGAGCTTGACGACACACAAAGTACTTCCTGCTTGAAGCAGTCCTGCGAGCGAGAAGATGAGCGCAAATGCCGAAGTCATGCCGACGAACATGAGCACGAACAGCACGACGATGTTCCAGTGAAATTGTAATAGGCTCGCTACTATAGGCGTGAATATAGCCGTCAAAACGGCGCTGAAGAACGCCGCAGGTCTGATGCAAGCCTGCAATGTGGCTTTCCACATCTTCAGCACAGATGACCGGAACTGGATTGTGTACGAGATTTGTCTAACACCCTTCAATGGTCACTAACCTCCGCCGCCTAACCACCTACCTTTCACAGTCCCCTCCAATGTGGTGTCTTACTGTGAGTTGGGGAGTGGCGGAACCGAGAAGGATCCCAACAGGTTCCACAGCTTTTGAGGCGACCGACTGGAGCGGAGGCTCCTATCTACTTGCAGCCGATCGCCGATTGGATTGCCTGCGCATCGGATACTATTTGCTTGGCCGATGATTGGTTGATCGATTTTCCGTTCTGAGCGGTCACTTCGTTCACCAACGCTCCTAGCGTCGAGCACGTGTTAGGAACATCGTTGGCTGAGTAGTATGTCTGAGCGATCGCCACCTTATCGGCCAAACTCATGCCGGGGCCGACACCGGTGACCTCCGTCAATAGTGCGGCAAGCTGCTGTGCAGGCGTCGTGACGAAGCCGGTGCCGGTGAGCTTGAAGACGGTGCCGCAGCCCAGGGACGGTTCAGCGCATGTGGGGCCAACAACAACGCCGCCCACGACTGTCGTGCCATAGAGGTTTCCGGCGCCGTCGGCAAGTAGGCCGCCATTCGGATATGCCCCATCTGGGGAGCCCGTAAACGAGTAGAGCACCGTCTCGGTGTAACCTGTGCCGCTCGGCGAGAGTTTGAACACCGTCCCGAATCCATATGCGCCACCTCCTGATGTCGCGCCATAGAAATTGCCGGCAGCGTCGGCAATCAGGCCGCTCGGACTCGCCCCATCTGGAGAGCCCGTAAAGCGATAAAGCAGCGTCTCGGTATACCCGGTGCCGCTCGGCGAGAGCTTGAACACGGTGCCGCAGCCGAGCGGTTCGCCGAAAAGTTCATTGCAGGAGCCAATGCCACCCTCTTCTGTCGTGCCATAGAGATTGCCGGCGCTGTCGGCAAGTAGGCCGCCCACGGGAAGCGCCCCGTCTGGCGAGCCTGCAAAGGAGTAAAGCACTGTCTCGGTGTACCCGGTGCTGCTCGGCGAGAGCTTGAAGATGGTGCCACAGCCGAAGTCACCAGCGCAGGGAGCAATGCCACCCTGAAATGTCGTGCCATAGAGGTTGCCGGCGCTGTCGGCAAAAACACCGGCCGTCGGATTTCCCCCGTCCGGGGGGCCTGCAAAGGAGTACAGCACCGTCTCGGTGTACCCGGTGCCGCTCGGCGAGAGCTTGAACACGGTGCCGCAGCCGGGGTTTTGAGGTGAGTTGCAGATGCCAGTGCCACCCTCGAACGACGTGCCGTAGAGATTGCCGGCACTGTCGGCGAGCAGGCCGCCCAACGGGATTTGGGCATCTGGAAAGCCTGCAAAGGAGTAATTCACCGTCTCGGTGTATCCGGTGCCGCTCGGTGATAGCTTGAAGAAGGTGCCGCAGCCCGGGCCCGCGTTCTGGTTGCAGCTGGCAGTGCCACCCGCTCCTGTCGTGCCATAGAGATTGCCGGCGTTGTCGGCAATCAGGCCGCTAAACGGAACTTGCCCGTCTGGGACGCCCGGAAAAGCGTAGAGCACCGTCTCGGTGTACCCGGTACTGCTCGGCGAGAGCTTAAAGACAGTGCCGCAGCCGGGCCGCCCAAAACACAGATTTGGCGGAGGTGCAAGCACGCCACCCAGCGCTGTCGTGCCATAGAGATTACCGGCGCTGTCGGCAATCAAGGCCCCATTCGGTTGTGAGCCATCTGGAAGGCCCGCAAAGGAGTGGATCACCGTCTCGGTCGGGCCAGCCGAGGCGCTCGAAGACACCGCGCCTACGAGTGCAATACAACAGGCAGTAACTGCCGGCGCCAAATGAACAGAGCCTGAGTTAACAGATTTGTGACTCATGATCACACCTCTCTCTGGGAGTCGGCAGCGCCGCCATCTTTTGACGAGCTTTGGGGGGCTTGCTGCGGCATGCGGGTGGTTGGTTCTTCGTTGTCCCGACGGTTTCATCTTACCGCAAACCACCCACTAGGGGTTGCGATTGCGCGCTGGCGGCGACCCGAGAAAGGCCGTTCACGGACCCCTCCAACCACTGTTAGCTGGCGAGCCGCCGATTGAGTTCATTTCTCGTCTCGCAAAGAACCCTGTGAGTGCAATGCGCTTGCCAACGGAAATAGAAAATCGCCGCAATGACTAATGGTATCGAGCAAATGAGGATAACTGTTTGATAACGTGGGAAGCGAAGTGCGGCTAACAACGCTGCGCCGGATCCAAAGATTGGGATGGCAAATAGCATGGACAACTCGAAGTAGAGCGTGGTTACCATCCGGCTTAGATAGCGATACCCCACCGGCTCGTGGTCAAACGTCCGCGAAAGGTATCGGTACCAGTTCTCTTGTACGGAGAATTTCTCCTCAAGTCTTCTGTCCCACCGAACCTCCAAGTGGGATGCCAGTCCCTCCAAGATTGAACCGGCTACTGCAGCCGCTGAAAAGATCAGGGCGTAGCCAAGCGACTCATATTTGTCGAGCCCCAGCGTCGCGCTCGTGTATTGAACGAGTGCAAGGAGCCACGGGGCGATTGCCACAAGCCCTGGAATCAGTACGACGAGAAGGGACCGTGTAAGGGTGGTAGGCATAGGAGAGTGAGTAGGTCGCTAACCAACGGATAAGTTGAGGGGCCGCCCAGAAGCGCCCCTTGGCGCCAAAGCATACCCATGTTGACCTAACCTAGCGACAAAAGTGAGACGTCGCGGTATTGACGGCGGCGGTTAAATGGCGCGAACCTAACGAGTCAGGTGCGAGGGAGGATCCATGTCCGAGTTAGATGATGCGCGTAACACCCTTAAAGGTATTCAAGACTTTGACGTTCCCAAGCTCGCTCGAGAGGCCGATCTCGGTGCCACGTTCAACTTCTCTGAAGCACTCGTACCGGCTACCCGCTTGGTGGACATGTATCGCCGTATTCCGATAAAGAGCTTGGACGACTTTCCACCGGGCCAACTGAATCAGTTACAGCAGTTTGCCCAGCAGACGATGACTTACTTTCAGCAGATAATGACATTCGACCTTGCCACCGCATCCAACCCGGGTGCCCAACGTAAGTCACTGATTCAGCAGCTTATCGACTACTACAACAGCACTTGGCCGACACTGCAGCCGTTCATTGCTTACGGTGCGGCGCGAACCGCCGACCTTGGGCGCTTGGAGAAGGAGGGGCGAGACGCAATCGCCAGTGTCCAAGGGCAGACGGCCACCTTACTTCAGCAACTGAAGAGTGATGCCGAGGCTAGCAAGAAACTGCTCGATGAGGTTCGGGCTGCTGCGGCAGAGCAGGGGGTTTCACAGCAGGCCGTCTACTTCCAACAAGAGGCGGCTCGACATGATGAAAAGGCAACACAGTGGCGCATCGCGACGATTTCTTTGGCTGTTGCCATCGGCTTATATGCGGTGCTCACGATGTTTGCCCATTACATTCCAGCGTTGCAGCCGAAGGACGCGTATGAGTCGGCCCAAATCATCACAGGCAAGGTATTCATCTTTGCTGTGCTCGCATACATGCTTCTGCTTTCTGCGAGAAATTTCTTGGCACATACGCACAATTCGATTGTGAACCGTCACCGGCAGAATGCATTGCTGACGTTCACGGCCATGACGGAAGCCGGTGGCACCCCCGCGGCACGCGACGTCGTACTCGGACAGGCAGCGGCGTGCATCTACGCGCCCCAAGAAACGGGCTACACGAAGACTGCACACACCGAGTCTTCGCTACCGCAGGCGCTTATTCAGATGATTGCTCGGACTGACACAAAGTAGGCCCCTAGTGGGCAGGAGCGTTGCTGTCAGTGTTAGGCGATTCGGCTGGAGGGGTCACGTATGGGTCGGTCGCTGGGCCAATCTCACGACCCAATTTATGCCTGACTAACTCCCCATCCCAGGCATACAGGCAGACCGGATGGCGCGCCACCCTGCTGCTCCTACTCCAGATCTCGTCGAGTTTCGCCGCCATGTACCCAACGGTGTACGCGTAATCCCGGATCTCCCAACTCACGATACGACCGCTTTCAACAAATACGTGTACGTGCAGCTGATCGACCTCGCTCACGACATTCATGTGAAATTTCCGCCCAATGTAGGCGGTCCGCCCAAGATAAGCGCTCAACTGCACAAGCGATGCTTCGAGTGCGGGCGGGACGACCGGCGCGCTTTTCATATGCTCTCTCCTCCCCTGCCCATTATTGGGCTGGAGGTATGAGACCATGGCTGCTAGCTGCCAATAAGCCACGGCCAAGTGGCCGGGGCGGGCGCCGGACTTGCGATTAGGGTCGGGGTCGTTCGGCCGTCTCGAGCTCGCGCCGCTTTCTATCTTTGTTCCGCTGATTCACCCGGTTCTGACACGCCCGGGAGCAGAAGCGCGATGGCTTGCGGCCACCCTCGCTCTGCATCAGCACGTAACCGCCGCAGGCCTTGCTGCCGTGTCCCGACCCTCCGAAGTTCTCGCAGCGCTTCACAAGGCCTCGGTAAGGGCCGCGCGAATCAGTTATTGCGGCGCAACCAATCCCAATGTACCAAGCGACCTCCTTATATTGGAACTCGACACGCGCGTTCCAGCCAGTACGGTCGCGTCGAAATACAAGATTAAGCTTCGGGCGGTGATCCACGCATAAGTCGTGAAGTGCGGCGTCGTTGTCTTCCGAAAGAGCACAACGACTGGCCGCCGCTTCCATGAGCTGCCGTATCCAGGCGTGAAAACTCTCTCGATAGACTAGCTTGGTGCGGGGGATATAGAGGGCAACATACAACGGGTCCGGCAAGGCGTGACGCCCGCGCTGTTGACTGATCACCACCGGGTCCACGAGTTCCGGACGAAGGTGTGCGCGCGGGTCCGGCCTGATCAGCCCGCGCATGCTCTCTGCATTCAAGGTGCGCAAATTGGCGTAGTCCACCGCCAGCCGAGCTAAGCGTGGGACCGGCAAAAGCCGGTCTAACTCAATCTGCACACCCCCTTGCATGTAGCGCTCCTAAGTAGCCTACCTATAAGTAGCTTACCAATAACGGTAGGTATGGGCAAGCTGCTGGCTGCCACTAGCCAACTAACAGGGGTGCAAATATGGCAGCCGACTTCCTAACAACCTCAGGCGTAACTCGCGCTGTGGCCGCGCGTGGCCTAAGCGCGCCAGAGCAGACTGTTCGAAATCTCGCCAACCGAGGCGTCATAAAGGCGCAGCGCGATAGCGAAGGGCGACGCGTCTTCACGCCCGACACGGTTGACACAGTGTGCGCCTATCTCCGAAAACGCCGTCGCCGACAAGCCTGACGTCGCATGGCGTCCATGTCTGACCAGCAACCGAAGCGTCTTCCTCTGGATAGGGAAGCACTGCTCGACCTAGCACGTTGCTATGCGAGGGCGGCGGTGGATCGGATGATCGAGGACGCCAAGAGCGAGGAGCAGAAGAAGCGGAGCGCCGAGCCGCAGAACGTCGTGGACCAAACTTCAAACAGCTGACACGCCACAGTTCTGCAGAGCTTGCGGGACCACCCTAGTAAAATAACGCCTAGTAGTTGGTTAATGGAGCACGCCGTAAATGCGCACAGAAGCGTTGATTAGCGTCAGCGATGCATCGCATGTGCTGCGAGTGAGCGAGTCGAACGTTCGTTGGGCAGCCGACCGCGGGAAGTTGCCATGTCGGCGAGACAGCGCCGGGCGACGTCTATTTCGATTGGGGGATCTGCTGATCTACCGCCGCATCGTACGCCGCAAACAGCGACGCCTCGCTAGGCGGACTGCGAACCATGCTGCGTGAAATCCCAACCGCAGAGATTGACCGCGTGACACTCGCAGAAATCCGTAGGTGCGCGCAACGCACGGGAACCCGGTTCACGGTGTTCGAAGGACTCGTGACTCGGAAGATTTGGATCTTGTTTCACGAAGCGAACCGCCCGAGTAACGCGGCGGTTGAGGCGTTCATACGGGAGGAGTTCTCAGCCCTCCCGGCTGCGTCGGGGATGCCCCAGTGAGTTTCAAACGGCGAAGCATTAACGCCGTAGACGCCGCCGTGGAGCTTGCCACCCGGGGGCTCGCGGTCTTTCCGATTCGGCATGACGACAAGCGCCCGCTGCACAAAGGCTGGCAAGCAGAGGCAACTACGGATCGAAGGATCGCGAGAGATCTCTTTCGAGAGTATCCGAGTGCAAACATTGGAGTCGCAACAGGGGAACCGTCTGGTCACGTGGTACTCGATGTGGACGTTAAAGACGGTGCGGGTGGTGATGCGAGCTTTCGAGCGCTGGAACAAGAGGTCGGCGGACTGAAAAACACTGCCATGGTGCGCACGCCGACCGATGGGCGGCACTTCTGGTTCCGCTACGACGCCACAGATATTCGCAACTCCGCAGGAGCGCTAGGTTCGGGTCTCGACGTGCGTGGTACCGGGGGCTATGTGGTGGTGCCGCCGTCAACCGTACCAGCTGGCAGCTACAGGTGGATTCGGCCCATCGAGGATGCGCGACCTTTACCACGGGATCTGCGTGACCTCATGTCGGCATCGCGTCGCGCTCGAGAAATGCGAGGCGAAGGCAGCAGTAGTTCGGCGCTTAGCGCGAAAGTCAGCACTGGGCGACGCAACGAAGAAATGTTCAAGACCGCATGCGCCTTGCGCGGGCGTGGGATGGATGGTGATGGCATCTACGCGGCGCTATGCGCCACAAACGACCAAATCTGCGATCCGCCATTGGGGAAGGCAGAGCTACGCACGATAGTTCGGAGCGTGGTCGAACGCTACGAGAAGGGCACCACTAGCAGCGCGCCACGAGCAGAACCTTTCGAGCTCGCCAAGCATCTCGAGCCGGTCTCGAAGATGTTGCGACGGGAGGTGCCTCCGGTTCGCTATCTGCAGCAGGGTCTGATAGCGCGCGGCGCCGCATCCCTTCTTGGTGGACCGCCCAAGGGTCTCAAGAGCACGTTTGCGCTCTGGTTGGCCCTGAGCTTGGTAGAAGCCATCGAGTACGACTGGAAGCGTTTCGAGCTTAAGGCAAAGGATCCGCTACGCGTCGGGCTGATTGATCTTGAGCAGGCCGATCCTCTGTTCGTTGAGCGGCTAGATCAGTTCTCTCCGGATCGCAGCACTCTCGCTCGGCTTATTCGAGTGAACGACTTTCCGAAACTCGATGCTCAGGGTATCGAGGCGCTGGAAGAGCTGATCGAAAAGCAGCGCCTCAATCTGGTAATCATCGACACGCTGGCGCGCGTACGGCCCGCAACGCGCGGCAAGTCCGCTACGGAGGCAGATGCCGAACTGCTCGACCCTGTGACCAAGCTGGCCCACCGGAGCGGCTGTCACATTCAGATCGTCACTCACACCGGTAAACGTAAAGACCACGACAATCCACTCGACATGCTCGCGGCCACATCGGCGCTCGCTGGCGCGGTGGACGACGTCTTTGTGATCTATCGACCACAGGATGCGGAGAATGAGCTGCGTCGCAACTTGTTCATCACCGGCCGCCACATCAGAGAGCCAGGTACATATGCGATCGAGCGTACGTCCGGCGGCTTCGATCTTCTAGGCGAAGCAATGGAGGTGATTCACGGCCAGCTTCAGAAGAAGGTTCTTGCATTTATGCGGGGTGAGCGTAGGCCGCTTTCACCACTGAACATTGCGCGTGGAATTGGGGAACAACGCATCGCGGTACAGAAAGTCATCGCGAAACTTTGCGACAAACATCTTGCGACGCCTGCGGGGAATGGTCTGTACGAACTACCTGAGGACGCCGTGCGGAGGCATGCGACGTGACTGTTTTGAGGACGACAGTGCACGGCCCAGTGCACACCCGAGTGCACCGCATAGTGCACTCACACAGTGCACCCCCCTGTGCACTCAGTGGGGGCCCCTTACCGCGCGGTATGCACTCTGAAGCACGGGAAGACCGCAATTACCGGCAGAAGCAGGTGTTCTTGGGGTGTGCACTGTGGGGTGAACTCTACTCATATTTTGGCCCCCATAGTGCACACCCCGTTATGAGGGAGTCTGAGGGGCCAGTAGGCATTGCACTCTGCTCAGCTCTCTGTCAGCACCCCACTGGTTGGACACAGGTGGCGATGGAGCGTGCGACATGACGCGTCGCACCGGACCAATTCTCACCGTTGCGGCTGCGATACCGCGAGATCGCACGATAAAGAAGGCACGACACGGTAGGCGAAATGGCTTCAATGGCGGTCAGTTAGCCGCGGGAGTACGCCCGCCAGCGCGCGCACAGCCGCTGCTACCCACCACCCCTGATGGAACTGTGATCCCGCCGATCCGAGTCGGCCGGTTGCGAACTGTCGCTGACTGGCACAAGCAAGTTGCGAAGGTCTATCGCGCGATGCGCAAGGGATATCTGGCGAAGGAGGACGGCACTCGGCTGACCTACGTCGCCAACATCGGCGCGCAGCTTGCGAAGTTCATGCAGGAGATGAAAGACATAGAGCACATCCGGCAGCAGTTGGAGGCAATAAAGGCTGGCACGCCACTGCTACCGTCGCCGACCCCTGAGGACGAGGAGACCACCCCATGAGTACAAAGCGGGCACCCGCTACGTCAGCCCGTGTGCGCTTGCCTGTAATTGAAGGCGTTTTCACAAAAAGCCCTGCACGCAGGGCAGCCGCCAGGGCCGCCAAAATTCGCCGCGCGTACGCCAAAGTGCTTCCCACTGATTATCGAATACGCGCAGCTATCGCCCATTACCTAACTCAGGAGGACGAATGAACGCCATCGTAAGGCGACTACTTGGGAGTACCACTGTGGAACCAGCATCTATCAAGGCGCAGTTGCGTGAGGCCTGCCAGCAGGCGGATGAGACAAACCGCCGGATCCAGGAATGCGAGCAGCAGACGCTCGTGCCCTTGAAGCAGGAACGTGAGCAGCTGGCAGCGCTGACGCAGCAGCTAGTTGATCTGCAGTCTGATGGGTTTCTGACCGGCAAGCCGGCTGATACCAGCAAGGTGGAAGCAGACATTGCGGCATGCACGGCCAGAATTCGGGAGCTGTCCGCACGGGCCGACTACGTCACTGCCGCGCACACGAAGCTGACACAACAGGTGCGAGGCCTGCAGGAGCGCATCCGTACGCTGCAAGAGGCGCTGCCGCGTCAGTGGCTCGCGCGGCTAGATCAAAAGCTGACTGACCGTGCGAAAAGGTATCGAGAGGCTCGCGACCACTACAGCGCTGAGTTCGTGGAAACCGTTGCAACCTTCGTAGCGTATAACCAAATCGGTTCCAAGGTTCCGGGTTTCACTGCCATCGGAACACTCGGACTGGCGTCACTAGACCTGCCGGTATTTCGCCATCCGGCCTTTCGGGACTTGGGTGGCTTGCAGAAGCTTCAGGCGCGCGTCGATGCGCGGATGCGGGAGATTCTCAGGGAGCTTGAGCAGTCGTGACGCAGCTAAGTGCAGAAGTCATTGAAGCTACCACCGCAGTGCGGGCAGGCCCTGGGAACTCGCCCCCATCTGTCGGCGACGTCGGCGCCGCATTGCGGGCAGAAGCACCGTGCGACATATACCCACCACAGCCCACAGCCAAAGACAATGGACCAACGCCAGATAGCCCGGGTCTGCGAATCGTGGGGCAACACGTACATCACAGCCAATCCCACGACCGCGATCAGCGCAATCCCGACGGTTGCCCGCGTTATGTGACGTTGGAATTGTTTGCGTATCGTCACTGCAATGGATTGTACATGGAACGTTGCCTATGAGTCGCACTTCCAACAGCACGGTCCTGCGACAGGCGGAAGCGGTACTCGCTAGACATAAGGCGAGCAGCGCGGCTCCTAGAGTGCTATGGGCAGGGTTCGACGAACCACCAGCTCGGTTCGCGCAGCGGCTGCGACGCATTGCTACCCATCACACCGGACTGCTGTTGGCCGTTATTCCCCATGGATACGCGACGCCCGCTGGTGTGCGACGTGTGGAGCTGCCAGTCAAGTGCTTCCAGCTTCTACATCCAACCCGACCGAAGCGATACCGGGTGCTCCGTGGTGGCCGTGGCGCCGCCAAATCTTGGTCGATAGCCAGAGTGCTGGTTGCGACAGCCTTGGACCGCAGAGTGCGCGTGCTGTGCGCGCGTGAGATACAGAAGTCTATTCGCGACTCCGTGCACCGGCTGCTCGGGGACCAGATAGACGCGCTCGGTTTGTTCCAGTACTTCGACGTTCAAGCTCAGAGCATCGTCAGTCACAACGGCAGCGAGTTCCTATTCGAGGGCTTGTTCGCCAACGTCGCCAAGATCAAATCACTCGAAGGCATCGACATCGCGTGGATCGAAGAGGCCGCACGGGTTAGCGCTTACAGCTGGGAGATTCTGATCCCAACCATTCGCAAACCCAACAGCGAACTCCTTATCAACTTTAATCCTGAGGGCGAAACCGACCCGACTTACGAGCGCTTCGTAACCAGCCCACCGCCGGATGCGACGGTTGTGCATGTCACCTATGCCGACAATCCATGGTTCCCGCCGGAACTCGACAAGGAGCGGGTGTATCTGGAACGCGTGGACCCCGATGCAGCCCGGCACGTGTGGTGCGGCGAGTGCCGTACTCAGAGCGACGCGCAGGTCTTTCGAGGCAAGTACGCCATCGAGAGCTTCGAGCCGCAGCCAGGATGGGATGGCCCCTATGCGGGCTGCGACTTCGGGTTTTCAAATGACCCCACGACACTCGTCAAATGCTGGATCGCAGAGCGCACTCTTTACATTGAACATGAGGCATACGCCGTCGGCTGCGATATTGACCGCACGCCACAGCTCTTTGACCAGGTGCCCGGAGCGCGGCAATTGACAGTGCGTGCCGATTGCGCGAGGCCCGAGACGATCAATTACTTGAACCGCCACGGCTACCCCGAGATGCGTGGCGTCGAGAAGTGGCCGGAGTCCGTCACCGAGGGCGTGCAGTTCCTTCGTGGCTTCGAGCGAATCGTTATCCATCCACGCTGCGAGCACACGGCGCAGGAGATGCGCCTCTATGCTTTCAAGGTAGACCGCCTGACCGGTGACGTGCTCGCTGATCTGATCGACAAGCATAACCACTGCATTGACGCGATCCGGTATGCGCTACAGCCGCTGATTCGTCGCAGTAAGGGCGGCTTCGGCATTCTCGAATACACCCGGCAAGAAGCAGAAAAGCAGGCCGAGGATCAGAAGGCTGCAGCCGAGGCGGATGCAAAGGCATCCAAATTAAAGGTCTACGAGATGCCCGGCGCCACCATTACCGAAATGACAACCACCGGGAACTGGCACCGATGATTCTGAATTCACCGCGCGACTTTGCCGAGCTTACCGCGCGGTGGACTGCGCTGCTCATCTTCACAGCGCAGGGCGCGGGGCGCAGTCGCGCATTACGAAGTTGCTGCGCCTTGCGCCGGTTGGCCCTCGTCCGCCCGCCGGCGCATGTTCTCCCAATTTCTCATCACAGGAGTTAGTCACGTGAAAGCAAGCGAACTGGAGTTATTCAAAGCGGTTACATCGAGCCCCGATGAGCAGCTGACGCAGAACGGGCTGCGCATCGTGCTCGATAAGCGTAAGCAGCTGCCGAAAAAGAAGGTGCGAGCCAAGGATCATTCAGTGCTTGGCCCCATGCTGCAGGATATCGACGACCACGCCTCGCAGTCCGACGTTGCGGCACGTCAGCGTCGCAAGAAGCAGGGACTCGTTCCTGATAACGGCCACCATGGCGGCGAGCCTGCTGATGAGCTGCCAGTGTCGTGGGGTATCGGCCAGCCGCAGCGCCCGGCGACGACCACTGTGACGGTGCCCAACCGCGCGCCGCCGCACGACAGCTACTTTCGCAATCCACCGAGCCAGCCGCAGAGCAGGAATGCGGGCATGAAGCTCTCGATGGGCACGGGTGATGATCTTCGTAAGCAAGCCGGTGTGTTCCGTCGCATTCGTGATGCTGGCCCAATCGGTACTGGTGAGGAGCCGCTCGACACGCTGGACAAGCTGCTCGGCTAATTCGACATCAGACAGTCCTCGCCTCGGCGCGTGCTACATCGCAAGTAGCCTCGTCAGCGAGGAACCGCGACGGTATCCCAGTCCCGCAGTGACAACGACAGAAGCCAAGGCGCAGAATGAATTGGCGTGACAGTCGATAGCGAGAACGCTTATGTCCGACTCTAACGAGACTCCTCAATCGCGATTCGAATCGGACCGGTTGCGTGCGAACCGCGACGAATTAGTGCTGCGCCGCCGTCGCTTGCAGCGCTTCTTGGGAGGCAGCGTGGCTGCCGGCGTTGTGTTTGTTCCATTCTTACTCGTCATGGCGTGGATGTTGTCGTGGAACCCGCACCTCGAACGGACCATCCTACCCATACTGGTGTTGTATGCCCTTCTGCCGTTCTCGGTTGCCTGGGTTTGGCGACGGAGGGTGCGCGAAATCGAAAACGACATTCAAGACTTGGATGTTCAAATAGATCTACAGCAATTTGCTGTGAGCAACGAGGAGAGGCGCGCCGAAAAGATACTTCGCATAAATGATTTCCAGTTACGTCGCTATTACGACATGAACTTGAGCCAAAATCGCTGGGTGTTTGGATTGGGTGTGGCGGGAATGGTTGGCGGTTTGCTAATTATCGTGGGAACACTCTATGTAGTTGTAAAGGTCGCCGTGGACGTCGAAGCCAAGGTGATCGTTGCAGCGCTGGGCGCCGTGGGTTCCATACTTACAAACGTCGTTGCCGCGATATACCTGAAGATGAATACATCGGCGTCGGAAAATCTCGCCGCTTTTCATTCCCGGCTAGTAGAAACTCACCAGTTGCTGCTGGCCAACCTGCTTGCCTCGCGCATACAAGACACCGAGAAGCGTTGGAGCACGCTCGCCCGCCTGGCGACCGGCCTTGTTCGGGGAAGTGAGAACCTGTCGGAAAACATCGAGGGCTCACCCAGGCGCCCCGCGTCCACGTGACCGCATGGTGGCGTGCCTGTGCTGGTGTGTCCGACGTTGCCGAGCGGGCGCCAGAGGTCCGCACCTTTTGTGCCATTTGAAGCCCGATGATGCATTGAGCCGACCAAAAAACCCGCATAAACAGCATTCTGGTGCGGCGCAGCGTAAATGTGTTAATATTAACTCATTGTATTGGCGCAGCGAGGCACGGCACCATGAACAAGCGACGCAAACCGAACAGCAGCGACAGGCTGAAGAAGACGCAGATTGCCATGTATTTGGAGCCTGAACAGGCCGAGGCTTTGAAGGAACTGCACAGGCGCACCCGAGTACCGATGCAGGTGTATCTGCGGGAGGGATTGGACTACGTCCTGCGGAGGTATGCGAAATGAACGCTGTCATCTACGCCCGCGCCAGCACCGGCGAGCAGGTATCGTCCTGCGACCAGCAAGTGCGCGAAGGCACCGAGAGGGCGAAGCAACTCGGACTGAAGATTTGGCACGTCTACAAGGACGATGGCATTAGCGGCACCCGGCACGACCGGCCCGGCTATCAAGCCATGTTGAAGGCTGCCGAGAACCGGGAGTTTGGCATCCTACTGTTGTGGAAACAGAGCCGCCTCGGTCGGGACAGCTTGGAAGTGGAACGCGCCATTCGTCGGCTCGAAAAGTTCAACGAGGTGCGGATCATCACCTGCGATGGGTACGACACAAGCGCATGCGAAGAAGGGGATCGCAAGCTCACGCGGGGCGTCAAGGGGTTGATGGATGAAAAGACCCTCGATGACCTGCGCAAGGACACGCTACGAGGACAGAAGGATCAATACTTGAAAGGCTACTGGCTCGGTGGACGCCCGTACGGCTACCGGCTGGTCGAGATCACAAGCAAGACTGAAAAGGATGCGTACGGTAAGCCGAAGCGCATTGGCTCACGGCTCGAGATCGACCAGAAGCAAGCCAAGATCGTTCAAGAGGTCTTCGAGCGCTACGCCCACGGCGCCAGCCCGCAACGCATTGCCGGCGACCTGAACGACCGCGAAATCCTTTCGCCCGGTTCCAGCTGGAATCGCACCAAGCGACGCTGCGGCGGTTGGGCGCGGTCCGGGATCTGGCAGATGCTGCGCAATCCACTCTATGGCGGCAGCTACTTCTGGAAGCGCGTTCAGTGGACGAAGACAGAGAAGGGGAGAGTTACCAAGCTTCGCAAGCAAGAGGAATGGATGGGCAGCGTCGGCAACGCGCCAGAGCTCGCCATCGTGAAGCCTGCGATCTGGAAGCTGGTGCAACTGCGGCTAAGCGTCAATAACGGCAAGCCCAAGGACGAGCGGCTGCAGAGCGGCGGGCGCGCTGTGTACATGCTCAGCGGCATCCTGAAGTGTGGCGAATGCGGCGCGCACTTCGTCATGGACAGCAAGACGCACTACCGCTGCGGCAGCGTGATCGACGGCAAAGCGTGCAAGAACGATATCCGCGTCCGGCGCGACGTGGCCGAAAGCGTCATCCTCCGGCCCATCATCGACGAGCTGCTGGCGCCCGAAATGATCGAGGAAATGGTCAAGGAGATGCGGGCCTACTACGACGAGCGCATGGCCGAGGTCCGTGCCAAGCGAACCAAGGTGCCAGCCGAGGTCGAGGAGCTGAACCGGCGCATAGCCCGCCTGCAGGAACGGCTTAAGACGGGCGATCCGGACCTAACGGCCGAGGAGCTGCTGGCCATCATCGACAAGGCCGACACCAAGCGAAAAGAACTGCTGTCCTCAGAACCGGAGACCAAGCGCATGGACAAGGTGCTCGCGGCACTACCGGCGGCAGCTAACCAGTACCGCGGTCAGATCGAGAAGGGTTTGCAAGGCAACCCGACAGAGGCAGGCCGTGCCCGCGTGGCGGTGCACAAGCTGCTAGGCGACCAGATCAAACTGGTGCCAGCCAAGGGTGGCGGGCATCTGGTAGCGCACCTTGAGTTTCAGCGCGCCGCGCTGCTTGGCGGCATCGCAGGTTCGGTTGGTAGCGGGGGCAGGATTTGCTCTGTCACTACAGTGCCCCAGAGCGCTCGCCTGAAGTAGCATGCTGCACTGCAGCAGCCGCTAAGTCCCGCGCTCAGCGACGCGATTCGTTCAACGTCGGGCTGTCACATGCCCTGGCCGATGATCGTCCTGGCAGCCCCTCCCGAGCTTGCAATTAAGAGCGATCCGCATCCGCACTCCATCCGCATTCCCGACAGCGTCCGACTTCTGGGGCATGATCGACACGAGGAGGATGGGCACACAGTCGCGAAGTCCCCCATGCGCGACCATCAGCGGTGATGCTGCGAGCAAGTGTCTGATCCCGCGCCGAAGATTTATCCCTGTAAGGGACCGGGTTTTTGTATAAATATATTGACCGCCCCAAACAACACCCAACCTTGGGAGGTCACATATGAGTTCCCCGAAAAGACGAGCCATCGAGCGAGTCGCCGAGCAGGCTGTGCAAGAGGCACTCAGCGGCGCGTTGGAGAAGATCATGCTCAACGCGGCAGTGCTGCATCCGACAGGCAGCAGCACAACCACCGTGCAGATCTACCTGAAGGCGATCGGGGCCTACCTGAAAGCGCGCGGGGTTTCCGCCTGGGTCACACGAGCGTGAAGGCACCCGGCGCGGTAACGGAGACACCAGGTTGAGCCTCAAAGTGTGCCATGCGCATATATAGCTTCCGGCCCCAGGGCGGCCCGCTGTCTAAGCGGCTGTATAAGCTGTGGATGGCAGCCAACGCTGTCCTCGCGTTGTTCTGGTTGCTGTCGGTCTTCGTCTACGCATTCCCTAGCTACCGCGTACCGAATAGTTTGTGTTTTTGTTGCCGCCGCACTGTGGCTGGCATCGCGCGCCAAAGTCCTATGGGAGCGATGGGAAAAAAAAGGCCGGCGGCGATGCGAGGGCCGCCGTGCTTATGAAGCCGATCGCGATCACTCTCGCGAAGATCAGCAGCCTGTTGGTCAGCTCGTCTTGCTGCAGGCCCGCTGACCCGCGAGGTGATCTATGGCCAAAGGCGAAGACGGCGCGATGACTCCACTGCGCGTGACACTGATAGTCACCGGGTTCGCGGCCTTTATGGTGCTGGCATGGTGGCATGGGCGGTATTCGAGCACCCCACCCGTCGCGCTGGGTGTCCTACTTCTAGCCGCCATCGCGCTCGTGGCGCGTGAACTGGTGCTTGCCGCCGCTGGCAAACCCGGTGCGCCCGCGAGGCTGTTCGTTGCGCTGATCGCGGGCGCAAGCGTCGTAGTCGCGGCTGCGGTCATGCGCTCGAACCCACCGGAGCTGGTATTGCTTCTGTTGATTGGTTTAGCAGTGTGGTTGCTGCGGACATGGTGGTGAAAATAAAGGGCCGACCGGGATGTGCTCCCGGAACGCGGCAGTGCTAAATCCGAGAGGCAACAGCACCACCACTGTCAGGATCTATCTGAAGGCCATTCGCGAGCACCTGGAGTGGATGGGGGTCGGTGGGCGGACGGCGGGGCCTAGCGGATTGACGAAGACGAAGCCGGCGAGGTGATCCAATGCCAATGTTGCATCTGCATCAAGTGAACTGGCGGGAGCGTACGACGGTTGTGGCCGCGGCCGTCGCATCTATAAGCGCGGGTATAGGGCTCGCGGAGGGCTCTCTGCGGGTCTGCCTGATCTTTTTCGGGATTCAACTTCTGGCGGTGGCGATCGCGTTGCTCATGCAGCGTCAAAGGCTCGGCGCCGAGACGTTTCGGGCGCATTGGGTTGCGCACTGGCGGAAGGATCGTCCGCGGCTGGCTGCGTGGCTCACGGGCTCAGCCGTCGCGTACGCCGTCGCATGGGCCGAGGAACTGATGCGCGTGGACAGGGAAACCGGCGCGTGGGTGCTGCCAGTTCTGGTGGGGGGTGTTGTAGCGTTGGCGGTGTACCGTGACGAAGCACGGACGCGGCGGCGGCGATGAAAATATGCCGCAGCTACCGGACGTGGGATTGGCATCGGCAGCGACGGTCACAGCGGTGAAGGTGAGTCCACCGCGGCGAGCTTCTCAAGGCTGCAGCAGACTTAAAACGACCCCTTCTTTTGTTTGCCAGGGCGATTACGTCGCGGTGGTCGATCGAGGTTGACCTTCAGCGTAGTCGGTCCACCTTTCGCGATCGTCCAGAACGAGTGCATGCCTGGACTCTTCGGACCCGCGATCGGAGCCTCTACGTTTGCAATTTCGCTCGCAACTATCATCACATCTTCGCGGAAATCGAATCTACTTGCCGACTGCACCCAACGCACCGGCAATGGATTGCCGTTGCTATCGAGTTTCGGCTTTAGACCCGCGATTCCAGCCTTCTGGTATGCCTGCTGGAGAAACTTTGGAAAGTACGGACCCGGCGGAATTGCGTTGGGGAGCATTACACCGACGCCACTGGCAATTACAGAGCCGGTGACACAAGCCTCACTAACCAAGTCAGATCGGCGGGCCACCGCGGCGTTGGTCTCAGCAAGGAGGCGAAGAACGTTACCGCTGCCGGGTGGTTCGTGTGACAACATGTTTAGAAATGCGCTCTTCTCGGACTGTTCGAGACCCCAAGGATTGCATATGCACGGTGCTCGAGGCGTGAAGGAACTCACTCTGAGCTGTGCTTCTGGTCGAATCGGCCGGTAGCGATCGTCGAGGAAGTTTGAAATTAACCCGACGAATGGTCTCCGCTTCGCAAATCCGACGAAGGAAATCGAGACACGGGGAGGTGGGCGTGTTCCGAGCCAACGGTTTGCTTCCAGCAGTCGATGCTGGAGGTCACGAGGCGTGCTCTTGAGCGGAAGTGAATCTACCTGCTCAGCCAACCAGTCTCCGACATTTCCAAACGATCGGGGGACGTCCCATGTTCCGGTATATGCGAGTAAACCTCCCCAATCCGGTCTGACTACTGGAATCAGCTTCTGTACATCCAGATTATCGGGGCGCGGCGTCGGCTTGCTTTGCCCTTGTCGTTCTTCGGAAATCCGAAAGTCGGCGCTGACATAGACTGCCGTACTGGACGCGAGGATGATATTTAGCGTCATGACACCAAGGATCACTGAATCCGCCAGTGACTTGTCAAGCTCGTCCGGCCGCAGACAATGGTACTTCCCGAGTCTAGTTGAGTAGCAACAGTGTCCACCGTCCGCGATGCTGCCCGCCTGATCGCCCGCGACGCGCTGACTGAGGCGACGACGCGAGTGTTGACCGACGCCGTCATGCACCTGCACGGCGTCAACAAGGCGAAGCCCACGCGATGAACGATCGCGCCGCCTTCGGGCGGCGCTTTCGTCAGTACGGTCCTCCGCCGAATAATCCTCCGCCGAATGCCGGTGCGCTCGCGGCTGCCTCGCGCGGCCGCGATTTTTCGATGAGATCGACTACGCCGAAGAACACCAGGGCTGCGGTCAGAAGCACGAGGAAAAAGGTTAAGCGGTTAATAGTGCGGCCCATGCGCCTCTGAGCGGCAACGTGCTCCTCCATGAGAGCGACCTCAAGGTATCTGTATAGGATCAACCGACTTGCTTCATGCGCAGTAAATGGCGGCTTAGTGAGGCACACGGCATACGCACGGGCGATGATCCTCGAGTTCGGTTTCAGTGCTGCAAAAGCCCTCTCGAAGGCATCCATGTCGCCGCTCATGCCGGCGGCGTCAGCCGCTGCCGCGAGTTTCCAGGCCGGGTCGCTTTGTTCCACAGGGTCGCCCTTCCACACTCCGTTGAACGGCCTTCGGGCGGCGTTTCGTTTGCTGCCGCGCTGCGTGCTCAGCCCGGTTTCGACTCGGTCAGTCGAGCTTCCCGGAGATAGATCAGAAAGTCATGCCCGAAGGGCGTCGCCGTCAACCTATCACCCTCGCGCGCTACCAACCCCGAACTGACCAGGAAGCCGAGCCACCCGTCAAATCCGTATGTTGCGTAAATCTGCGGCCATTGCCTCGCGTGCGGCTCGAAGAATGCGCGCGCCTGTTCGACGGTTGCGGAGCCGATTTCATCAAGCGATCGCAGCCCGGCGATCTGGCTTCCAAAGATCCTGTTGTAGTGGAACTCGTGCTGCCCCATCAGTCGCATGGTGGCAAGGGCATTTATCAGGGTCGGCTCTCTGTTGGCTGGTAGGTATTGAACTAAGTCCGCACGGATCTGCTGCTCTATGATTTGAACGGCCGGCCGCGCTACCGCCACCGGATCCGGTGGCGCCGGCTCCAAGGCTGGCCGATTCACCGGGTTTTCTGTGCCGGAGATTTGCTGCTGTTCTACGGCTGTTCGGATGGTCGCCCGAAGCCCAAACCCCTCAACGTCGACCGCGCGACCACTTAGCGCCTTCAGGAGCGCAGGCCCGGCGCGCCATGCGATGACACCTATCGCCACGGGCCACGCGACTGCCTTGATGAATTCGACTGCGAGCGGCAGCCACTCCTGAGGCGTCATCTACTCGGCGTCCCTGGCCTTCAGATACTCAATCGCTTTGCGGTAGTCCTCGATTGCCCGGCGCACGCCATCCTTCTCTCGCTCTGTGATGTCGACCTCGCCACCGCACTGTGTCACCTGCCGGATCCGGAACCAGGTCGAATTGATCGTAATGTAGTCGAGCTGGTCCTGCTCCTCCTGCATCCGCCGCTCGAAATACTCAATCAGAGACAAGCGCGTCCGCACATTCATTTGGGTACCTGCCCAGGCAATGATGTTTCCACACTGTTTCCACGGCACCCGCATCGGGGTGTATTGAGCAGGATTTTAGCGTGTTAGGTGTTGGCTAAGTGTTTGGTTTCTTACGAGCCGCTCCAACTCGCTCCGGCTGCTGTGACCTGTTAATCCGTCGGCCGTCGGCCCGTTCGCCATTGTGTAGTGCCGTCAAAACAATAACTTGGATCCGCTTCTTAATGTTCAACGGAGATAGCGTCCGCTCGCTGAACGCCAGTCGCAGGCCGCCAGTGACCACTCACCGTTCACGGTCCCTCCAACGGGCTGTCATACGACCGAAGGATCATCTTCGGGATTCGGGCGCAAAGCTAAATCGGTCAGTTCACCCTCTGAGATCGGCGACTGATTTAACACACGCATCGCTTCTCCGAATTGGGACGCCGGAACCGCGATCATGTACCCAGGCTCTTTAGTTTCTCTGAGCGTCGTCTTCGTATCGAGTTGGAGATCGAGAGTCGCGGCCGAGCCACCGCGACCCCCAAAATTGTGCCAGCCGCCGATGTAGCAGGGGACATCCTCGCGAGCGAGTCGTCCAGCGATCACCTGGGCGGAAGCTGGTGTCAAGCGGTTCGCCACCGGCGTTAGTTTAAGGGCATCTTTCAATTCGTCGATTCGGTCTCTCGACACGCGGACTCCATATACCTCAGGTTCTATCGGACCTCTAAGCTGCACCACATCGCATGCAATGCCGACCGAGGCAATGAACTTTGCAAGCGTCTCAGCCGTGAGCTGATCCGTGAAGCGAGCAACGATATCCGAGTAATTACTCATCGCAGGTGTGCGTGCCGTTCACGGTCCCCTCCAACGATTGTTAGACGCCATGCGCAGAGTTTCCGAGCACGATACGCACTAATTTTGCCCCTCCACTTTGAAGTCGCCGGTGCGTAGGTCGACCTGGCCGAACTGCGATGACGCAAACATAATCCACACGCTGTGGCCCAGCAGACCTTTCGGAGGAATCTCAAAGTCGCCAGCGCGAATTACGTTGATCGTCGGAGCCTCTGGGGTGCGGTATAGGGGAAGTTTGCCATCCACAAAAGGATCTCGACGCCACAGAATTTCCCCAGTGAGGGCAGTACCTCTCAAGTGGTGCCCATCGGGCTCAACGCACACCTTTATCCTAGACGGAGCATCCGTCACCCATTGCGGCCCAAAATACGGGCCTGGCAACCCATCGCCTCTCCAAACTACCCGTCCATTTCGGTCCTGAACGGCGAGCGTGTGCCCATCACTCTCAAGGCAAGTCTTTCCGCCAAATGGGTTCCCGGTGACGCACCGCGGCTCCTTGGCAGTAGTTGCCGCCGGCGTATCTGCCGCAGCGCCAGCGATGCCCAAGGCTGCAGCAGGCACAACCGCGAGTGCGGCGACGGCGCGTGTGTGCATGGCGTCTAACGGTGAAGTTGAGGGGCCGCCCAGGAGCGCCCAATGAGCACGTTCACGGCCCCCTCCAACGATTCTTAGGCATCGATCGTGACCACGCGCGATTATTGCGGCATGGAGATAACTACCGCGTGCGTCGACAAGACACGGGTTCCAAGGGTCTCCGCTAGTACGTACATGGAAACTCCGTAGGCAGACGCGACAATGGCGCGAGGCCAAGCAGACTTCACAAGCGACAGCACAGCAAGTAGTCCCAAACCAATGCACACACCGGGTAGGCAGACTGTAATCACGAGTGAGACGACTGACTCGGCAAAGCCCTTGACTTGAGCTTCCTGGAGGTATCCGCCCAAGATAATTGCAGCGGGCGCCCCAAGGAACGCCCAAGCACTGGCAACCCACTGACGTTTCATAGATGCCTAACGGTGAAGTTGAGGAGCCGCCCTACGGCGGAGGAAAGAAAATCTCACCTTCGTTACCACTCACGTCGTAGAAACCTAGCCGATGTTTCACTGCGAGTTCACGCATTTTTAGGTAGGCGCTCTCAGCCACGGACCAAGCAAAGGCCGAATAAATGACGTGCCGACCAATGCAGTGATCTGTCACGGTGGGGTCATCTGCCCGTGATGCGTTAGGCCCATTCATTGGCGGAAAAAACGTCCTCATTTCGTGGAACCATGCCTGAAGAGGTGGCGATGTTACGGCCGGGTCGTCGTAGCTATGCCCTTCCGACCACTTAGTTTGGCTCTCGTACCAGCGCATGAAGTCGCCTGGATCTCGCGGTGCTGCGCTTGGGTCGAAGACCATAAGATCGTAACTCATGCGGCGATGATCCGGCGCCTAACGGTGAAGTTGAGACGCGGCCCAGAGGCGATCGCGGCGCGTAACCACCAGCCGTTCACGGTCCCCTCCCACGATTGTTAGACGGCGGGCGTGGCACTGACTGCCTCGAGGCACCTCTCGTGCCAGATACCAGGAATGCCGGAGAGCTCATAGAGAACGTCACCACCGTGATACATACTCGACGTTGTCACGGCGGCCACGCGTCCGGCGTACTCCAGTTGATTAGACTGTAGGGGATGATGGTATTTCCACTCCCGCAAGAATGCCTCAAGTTCAGCGCGTGGCTTCACCCGCACGGATCTACCGACCTGATATTTCGACGGATCGTAGTAGGTAGTGGCGAGAGTCATCGGATGCACGCCCGTCTAACTGTAGTTATACGACCCAAACGGGGCTTTCTTTCGCGACCGACTAGAGCACTTTGCGCTGTAAGTCGTCAATGGGAAGTGGTCATAAGGCTGCGGGGGTATGCGGCTTGCAGGGGCGCCAGCCAGGAAGGGCTGCACGCATGAAGCGGTCGAACGCTGCCTCGCGCGCGGCCCGGTGGTCGGCAAGCTTCCGCAGGGCGGCGACGAGCTCGCCCGCGGCGGCGGGATCCGCGGCGTACTTAGCGTTGAGCTTCTCGGCTAAGCGCTGGTACTCACGGCAGTCCGTGGGGGCGATGAAAGTGAGGAAACCCCTTATGTCGGTGGTCGATGAGGGTTCCTCCATGGGTCAGCCCTGCGAACTCAGCCGAATGCGCAGAAGCTCCTGCTCACGAGCGACGGCGATGGGATCGGCGTTTGGATCTCTGGCGATGGCAGTGCGCGCCTGCGAGGAGGAGGGACCGCGCGGCTGTTTCATGTCAGCCCGTAACGCTCTCACCGCTTCGTCGAAGGTCTTGATGCCGCACACCATGTTGTTGGCGAGGGCATCCTTCGCACCATACATGCGTCCTTCGCCCATTTCATCGCGCACGCGCGCAACGGTTGTGTTTCGGCCGCGCGCGACCGCCTTCACGAACATGCCGTAGTAGTCATTGACGCGGGACTGCTCGAAGGCCTTCGCTTCAGCACCGAGCGGCTCATCCGGGTTGCCTTCGCTCTTGTACCTGCCGGCGGTGATGTAAGTCACCTTCATGCCCTGCGTTTCGTTCCACTTCGACCAGTCGGTGTGAACCATGATCACGCCCACGCTGCCGACCTCGCCGCCGGGCGTGACGTAAAGGTGATCGGCCTGAGTGCCGAGCCAAAACGCCGCCGACGCCGCCATGGAATTCGCGATCGCGTGAATCGGCTTCTTGCCGCGCGCTTGAAAGATCTCATCCGCCAGCTCGCCGACGCCGAACACAGAGCCACCGGGGCTGTCGATGTCGAGCAGGACGCCGCCGACGCCTTCGTCGGCGAGTGTCTCCGCGAGCACGGCGGAGAGCATCTGCGTCGAGGTGCTGCCGGGACCGGAAATGTCATCCATCGCGTTACCACGTTGCGTGAGCACGCCCATGATTGGGATGACCGCGATGCTGCCGCCGGCACTCGCGGCATTCGACGCACGTCTGGCCTCGCGTGCCTCGCGATCCTTCGCGACGCGTTGCATAACTTCCGGAGTCGCCGGCGAGCCGGCGGACCAGCGGTGCAGCACAGCCGCATAAGCCTCCACACGGTCCTGCAGCATTGCCCACGGTGTGCGCTCGAACTGAGCGAGCAGCAGTTCACGTTTCACGACACGCGCCTCTCACGTCCCGACCCTCGCTGCGAGCTCCGCGAGCCTGGCGTTAACCAGCGCCGCGGCGGGATTAACTTCGTGGCGCAGCGCGGGGTCGGCAGCAATGCTCGCACGATTTCGCAGGTTCCAACGTGCGTGCGCCGCGGCAAGCTCCTGTTGATGCTGATCTGCGTCTACGTCGACCTCGATCAGTTCCGCAGCACCGTGTCCCATCACCTGCATGACGCTCTCGGGATCAAGTGGATAGTCTTGCCCGCGCGCGAACCGCAATTCGCCATGATCAAAGTAATCGAAAAGAAATCGGACCCGCTGGGCTTTCGCCATGTTTCCATCTCCTCTCATCGCCTCTTGCTCGGCGTCGATTCAGCCGCGAGCTTGTGTTGTCGAGCGACTTCGGTGATCCGCTCCTCGTGCGCGCGCTGCTCGGGGGAGGGGGGCCTGCCATCGATCGTCAACGGCTCTGGCAAAGGTGTGCGCTGGCTCGCGTTGGGTGGAACTGGCGGCACCTGTCGCACGATCCGCTGTATCGCGTCGGTTACTGCTACCTCGTATGTAGCCACATCGAAATCACGTAAGGGCAGCTCTCGCGCCTCGGCTTTTGCGTATCCGATCGCGACGCGTCGCTTCTCAAGTCCGGTTTTCACCGCCTGGTCAGAGCCGGCCCTTGAGCCGAATCTGAGCGCACCGTCGGGTTCTGCAAACTCCTGCGGCGGTTCGTAACATCCCGTCACACTCTCTTCGCGGTCGAGCCATTCGAGTAGCTGATCAATGCGCGGATCTGGCTTGGCAAGCCTGATGAGACGCTCAACCGTCAGCTTCGTATCAATCGCATCCGCAAGCGCGGTCAGTCGTCGAGCGAGGCGAGCGTCCTCCGTCGGTGGCGGTGTCTGACCACGCAGGAGTCGCTCGATATCCATCAGCTCCTGAGAGCCTTCGGTCATGTATAGTGGAAACGATCTGATGCAGTCATGCGCCCTGCGGAGCTGAGCTTCCGCCGCGTCAATCCATTCCTCGGGCGAGGCGAACTGCGGTTCCGCGGTCCACTTTGTGTAACCCTCGGATGCTGCCTGCCTCCGTAGCGATTCGAGCGCCCTGATCTGCCGCTGCCGCTCGGCAGAGATCTGACGGAAGCGCACAATGAGCGCGTGACGCACTGCGCACTGCTGCTTGCGGATCTCAGCAACCGCCTGTGCGCCGAGCGAGCTGTCTTCCAGGAGGCTCATCACGTCGTCTCGACGCTGCAGCAAGATGGACGTCGGCGGTTGCCGATTCTCAGGACTAATCATCGAATTGACCTCTCCGCCTTGTAGGTTTCGCGCCATGCCTCTCGCAGTTCCCACCGATTCAGCGCTTGCTCGGACAGATGCGCCAGGTAGCGCAGTGGGTTCATCCGCACGCGAACCAGCGTGGCCGCGCCTGCGAGGATTTGCGAGCGAGTCCTGTCCTCGAGTGGGTAGTGTTGGCCGGCGGCGTATCGTTCACGACCGTCGACGAAGAGACTCTGAGCGAACTCTGCGCGCCACACCCACATCAGGCCCTCGATTTCACAGAGGTTGGCGAGAGCCGCGCTGCATCGCTTGCGCGGCCCCCGCCTTCCCCTGGAGGAACGTCATGAACAAGACGCGGAGACATTGGACCGCCATTTCCGCTGCGCCGGAAGGGGGTGAGCTGGCCCAAGTGGGCCACCATGCGACTGAGCGTTGTGCGAGGAATCCCCGTCGCAGCAGACGCTCGGCGCAAAGATCCGTGCTCGCGAATGACAGCGATGAGCTCTTCGGGCGTCGCCGATGCCCAGCGGCGGCACTTGAGTTCGACCAGGCGCCACGTCATGTCGATCGCAAGCGCTGCGAACCAGGACTCCGGAGCTGGTGCGAATGCGCGCAGCACCCGAAGTGTCGCCTCGTAGTCCTCGCCCAGCTCCACGGCGACGCGCTTGAGGCGGTCGAGTTCGTCAGAGAGGTTGAGACGCGTGCTCACCAAAGGATGCCGATCAGCGTCCGTGCCGCAGAGTTGACCCCTGCCTGCGATTCTGACCCCCTGTGTCTATACCGCAGCCATGAAAAAAAGGGCTCGTGCCGATGTCGGTGGCGCCGCCGCCAGCGATAGGAGTGGATAGATGGGTCGAATTGCGGTTCTCCGAGCGGGATTCACAGATCATTGGCGACGCCTCGCGCCTGCTTGCCGCGCTGTTGCCTGTACTGAGCGCGAGCTCCATCGTCGAGTTGCGTGATGCGAGAGTGAGCGCCGTCGAAACGCCACAGGCACTCGGCACGCTCACCGTTACGATGCTTGTCAACTCGGCATTCCAACACGTATGGCATCGGGAACGTGGGATCGTAGTAAGCCTCGCTGTAGAGCAAACCGACGATGTCGGCGGCTTCTTCGATCGCACCGGAGTCCCTCAGGTCAGACAGGTGCGGGCGCTTCTGGTCGCGAGACTCCACCGCGCGATTGAGCTGCGCCAGAACGATAACCGGCACAGCGAGATCCTTGGCGAGCGCCTTGAAACCATAGGCGACATCGCGCAGTTGCTCGTATCGAGTTGCGCCGGCCCCCTGAACGAGCTGCACGTAGTCGACGAGAATCAGCCCCAGGCCCGAGCGAGCTTTGAGGCGCAGCGATTCGGCGCGCACATGCTCGAGCCGCGGCAATGGTGTGTCGTCGACCCACAGCAACCGCGAGGCCGTGGTAGCCGCGCCGCGCGAAATTTCGGACCATTCGTCGTTGGTCAGGCGATCTGCCCGGCGCAGTCGCTGTTGCGAGATTCCGCTGAACAGCGCCACGCAGCGGCGCATGAGCTGCGCGGCAGGCATTTCCGCGCTAAAGCAGGCGACGGGCGTCGATTGTGCGACATGCGCCGCGATCGTGACGAGGAGCGCGGTCTTGCCCATCCCAGGGCGACCAGCGATCACGACCAGGTCGCCGGGCTCAAGGCCGCACGTAAGCTCGTCGAAGTCCGCGAGGCCGATCTCGATGCCGCGCTGGCGGGTCTGGCGCGAATCGAGGTCGTCGATGAGTTCACTCGCGAGGTCGCGGCTTGCGACCAGGCCGCGGCTCGAGCGTGCAGCATCCTGAAGCGCCAGGAGTTCGCGCAGCGCATCTGCGAAGAGCTGCTCGGAGCCGAACTCGCGCCAGTTGTAAGCGTCCGCCTGGACTTTCGCAGCGAAGGCCTGCAGCCGGCGGATCTGGGCACGCTCGCGCACGACGTCGGCGTACGCCTCAACGTTCGCGGCTGTCGGTGTGTCGCGCACAATCGCGCTGAGGTATGCAAGACCGCCTGCAGTCTCCAGCTCGCCGCGTCGCTTGAGGCTTTCGATGACGGTCACCGCGTCGGCGGTGCGGCCGTTCGCAACAATCTGCTCGATCGCGCCGAATATCACTCGATGGTCCGCGCGGTAGAAATCGGCAGCCGCAACCTTGCACGCGATCCGAGACCAGGCTGTTGGGTCGAGCAGCAACGCGCCGAGCAACGCCTGCTCAGCCTCGATCGAATGCGCGGGAACAGGCAGCGCCTGTACATCAGCGAGCTGCGGCACGATTCGCTCCGTTTCCACTGCGGTTGTCGTAGCTTCCTTCGATCACCTTCGTGAAGTTTTTCGGCTCGAGCAGCCATTCGAGACCTGGGCAGCGCCACTCGGTGCGACGGCCTGTTAGAAAATCGCTCGCCGCGACGTTCGCAAACAGCTTTCGCCAGTATTCGACCGTGTCGGCGGGCTTCTGAGCGCGCAGGCGTTCGGCAATTCGTGCGTTGAGCTTTCGACGCCGTCGCTCGCTCCAGTCCCGAACCGCAGGCAGGTCTGGGAGCGTCTCGTGGTACGCGGCTACGACCTGGTCGTGAAACTCCCGGCGTTGGTAGGCAGCCGCCTTAACGCGCCCTGGCGACTGCTGTCGCCGAGCGTCCGAGGAGTCTCCGACGAGGACGCCAGACGTTGGTGGTGGTTCTGGGGATGGTTCTGGATCTGGATCTGGAGTTGGAGTTGGAGGGCTTTCGTCCGGCTTACCTCCCGGCTTTTCTCCGGCTTTGCCCCCGGCTTTACCGCGGCTTTCCTCCGGCTTAGCCGCGGGTTTCTCTGGGCTTAAGCTTCGGGTTTCCTCCGGCTTTCGTTCGGCTTTCGACGGCCGACCGCCAAGCCTGCCCTTGCGAGTCTGTTCAGCTTGGAACCGTAGCCACTTTGCGATCTCCTCGTCTGCCCGGCCGTTGTGGCGCAAACCGTCGCCTGCGTTGATCGGAAAGAACTCGTCTGCGACGGTCTGGACTGCGCGCTGTTCAAAGTCCTCTGTCGCCGCGGTGATTCGATACAAGCGATCGAGCTCGGCCGGCAATGGAATCTCGCGGCTGTAGTAGTGATCGAGCAGCTTTGTATAGACCCCGTGCTCAACGAGACTCAAATGGCTCGTGTCGCGGTTGTAATCACCGGGGTAACGCGGGTAGTAATTCATGCTGCGTCCTTGAAGATCGCGATCGCGCGGGCGAGTTGAGCCCAGCGAAAACATTGCCAGCACATCGTCCACCAGGACGGTGCTTGTGGCTTGAGCGGATAGCCGCAGCAAATGCAGCGTCTAGGTGGCGTCCGCCGCGTTATTGGGACTATGCTTGCCAGGTGCATCTCCAGCCCGCGGTGACGTCTGCCAGGACGCCGCGGGCTTTTCGTTTGCGGGAATGAGATTGGCCAGGTATCGGTCGACAGCCGCACGCGCGAATACGCGCGCTAGGTCGTCCAGTAGATCTTCGCGGTGGGTCATTGAGCGGATCGGAACTGTTGAGTTTTCGTGCCGCTCAGGCCGCTACAGACGCCCCACGCCGGCCTCTGGCCGCCATGCGCGCCGCCAGGATCTCCCGCACGCGGTCGGCCTGGCCCGCGCGAAATAAGCGCGTGCCGTTGCTTGCGACGATGAAGTCCAGCTTTCCGAGCTTTGCGTAAAGGTTGACCGTCGGGACAGTGGTCTCGGAGTCGCGGGCGAGCTTCCCGCTGGTGTCGGTGTATTCGCTGCGGCTGTTCACCTTTTCACCTCTAGTTGGAATGTTCGGATATAGCGAGTAGAATACGTAACGCTTCGAAAGAACAGACCGGGCGTTACGGTTCTAACTGGTAATTTCTGCCTAATGACCGAACCGCACCAACCAATAGGGGACCCCGACGGTCAGACCAAACCGAAGCACCAGCCGGAGATGGACTGGGCGACGCAGATTCTCGGCGCGCTGACGTCGCCAGAAGGCCAAGCGGCCATGGGCACTGGCGCTTGGCTCACAGATCGAGACCTCGTGCAATTCCTGCTCGACTACGCCAATCAAGGACGAATCTCGCGCAAGCGCTGGGCTTCCTGGGTGACAGGCGCGGATCTACCAGGGGATGACGACGCTTCAGTTGGGCTCGGCGAGGAGGGGCAGGCATCACTGCGCGAATGGTTGACTGAGATCGTTGAGGATCTGCCGGCAGCCCGGCAGTCGCAGGCCGCCAAGTGGGCCTCGGCGATCAACGGTCGATTTGTCATGGTGCCGCGCCTCGGTACGCGCGGCGGAAGCTCAGGGTTGACCTACCGCGTGATTGCGCCACTTGGGATAGCGATCGGGTATGCCTTCGCGCTGCTGTTGGATCCAACGAAGAAGCTCGGCGAGGACCTGTGTCGGTGCAAGTACTCGAAGTGCGGCAAGTTCTTTTTCGTTGAACGTAAACCAGGCCAGAGACGCGTTCGGCGGCTGTCATGCTCTCCCGAGCACGGGGGGCTGATGGACGCGGAAGACGCGGCTAATCGCATGGCGCGCATGCGTAGAGCGAGGAAACACAAATGACCCGAGCAGCTATTTATTCCCGCTTCAGCTCAGACCGCCAAAACGAGTCCTCCATCGCTGACCAGCACCGCGTGTGCGTGGAATACGCGAAGCGTCAGCAGTGGCCCGTGATCGAGCATTACAGCGACGCGAGCATCAGCGGCGCGGCGATGGGTAACCGGCCGGCGTTTCAGCGCATGCGCGCCGACGCAATGGCGGGCAAGTTTGGCGTGCTGTTGGTAACGGACACCTCGCGTCTCGCCCGTTCACAGGAGCTTGCCCCGCTGATAGATCGCTTCCGATTTCAGCGCGTGCGCGTCGTCGGCGTCCAGGACTCGTTTGATTCGAACACCGGTACGGCCGACATGCAGGCGGGGCTCTCCGGGATTATGAGTGTCGAGTTTCGACGCATGGTGAAGGCGCGCACGCACGCGGCGCTGGAGTCTCGCGCAAAGACGAAGCGCGCGACAGGCGGCAAGGCGTATGGCTACACAAGCACCGGCGGAGTCGTGCCGCGGGAAGCTGAGGTTGTGCGCGAGATCTTCACACGCTTTGCAGCGGGAGAGTCCTATCGAGTCATCGCAGCGTCGCTGAACGCGCGCAACGTTCCGAGCCCAGGCACAGCGTGGAAACGGGAGCAGCGTCGGTGTTCGGGATGGATGGGGAGCGCCGTGCGAGTCATCCTGTTCAACGAGCGCTACCGGGCCGTCATTCACTGGAACGTCAGCGAGTGGCGCAAGGATCCCGACACCGGCAAGCGCCAGCGTGTGATGCGCCCGCGCTCCGAATGGGTGACGTACGTCGAAGAAAGTCAGCGCATCGTGAGCGACGCGCTGTGGGAACGCGCACGACGGCGCGTGCGAGTCGGTGCGGATGACCCGCGTCTCAAGTCAGGCGGGCGACCAAGGTTCCTGCTGTCGGGGCTTCTGGTCTGCGACACGTGTAACGCGCATTACATCCTTGACAGCGCGGTTGCCTATCGCTGCTCAAGCTACCTGAACGGTAATGCTTGCACGAATGCCGTGCGCGTCCGGCGCGATCACGCACAGCGTGTCCTGATCGATCCGATCCGCGACGAGCTCCTGTCGCCGCGACGGGTCGCGGTGATGGCGAAGGAAATGCAGACGTACTACGCGCAGCAGGTGCGCGCGATGCAGACTCAGGCGGCGGAGCGACCGCGCGAGCTGCAAGAGCTGGACGCGCGAATCGAGCGACTCCGTGAGCGGCTTCGCAAAGGCGACCCGGACATGACGCACGACGAGATCCAAGCGGCGATCGATCGGGCTGAGGGCAAGCGACGCGAGCTGTCGGAGCAGGCGGGCATTGTGATGCCGTCGCGCAAGCTGATCGCCATGCTGCCGCAGGCTGCGGAGCTTTATCGGCAGCAGATCGCACTGGGCCTTGAGGGCGACCCGAAGGCATCGCTCAGTGCCCGCACGTTCTTACGTGAATGGTTCAGCGGCGAGATCCGGCTGGTGCCGGACGCCGACGGGGGGCTGGTCGCCCACTGGAAGCTCGATACGGGCGCGCTGTTTCGAGCTGTAGTTGACCTTTCGGACAGATAGGTAACACGGTATTCCGGAGACATGGGTGACACTTTTCGGCATTTGCGGGGGGTACGCAAATGCCGTGGCGGGAGTGT